AATGGTCCTTTTATTAATTTGGGGTTTAAACCTGCGTTTATTATGGCTAAAAAATCTAGTGATACTGGTGGTTGGCAATTAAGAGATAATAAAAGAACACCTACTGGAAATTTAACAAACAATTTAATGTATGCTAATGCAACTTCAGTAGAACAAACAACAGATGGTGTTGATTTTTTAAGTAATGGTTGGAAATTGCGTAATTCGGCTGGAGATAGTAATGCTTCTGGTGCAACATACATTTACATGGCATTTGCCGAAGAGCCTTTTGTAGCTAGCAATTTTAACGTTGCAACAGCCCGATAATTAATGAATTTAACATATAGACAACTACAAAATTTTAACTTATAAGGAGAATAATATGTACGCAAAAGTAGAAAACAACCAGGTAGTAAAAGCTAACTCAAATTTAGCTTCTTTTAATAGAGCAGCTCCATCTTGGAGTGCAGAGCAACTTGCGGCTAACGGAATATACGAAGTAGTATATGACCATTCAAATTTAAAAGATTCAAGATTCTATATCAATGGAGCAGAAAGTTTTGACTTTGCTAATGATACAGTGACTGCAAGTCACGGATCAGCAACAGGTAAAGCACTAGACGATGTTAATGGAACAGATGAAAATGGTGTTGAACTTGATCCAGTTGTAGTTATCTCTGGCGTAAAATCTATTGAAAAAAATCAAATTAAAACTCAAGCAAACAGTTTATTACAATCAAGTGATTGGTATGTAGTAAGACAAGCTGAGATAGCAACTGAGATTCCAGCAAATGTATCAACTTACAGAACAGCTGTTAGAACAAAAGCTAATGAAATGGAAACTGCAATTGACGGCGCAGCAACTATTGAAGCAGTAGAAGCTTTGTTTACTTATATAAATACTGGAACAGAAGAAAATCCTGTTAACGCTAGACCTATCGGTGAGTGGCCTACTCTCTAGTCTCTAGTTAAACCAGTTGAATTTATCAACAATCTGCTGTACTACCTAATAAACAGGTTTTTATATGCTACAAAAATTAGGCTTTGCTCCAGGATTTAATAAACAAGTCACAGAGACCGGTGCTGAAGGGCAGTGGTTTGATGGTGATTTTGTTCGTTTTAGATATGGGAGTCCAGAAAAAATAGGTGGTTGGTCTCAATTAGGTGATGATAAACTTACAGGTGTTGCAAGAGCTGTCCATCATTGGGATGATAATGCAGGTATTAAATTTGCAGCTATAGGCACTAGCAGTATTCTATATGTTTTTTCAGGTGGTGTGTATTATGATATACACCCAATCAGAGCTACCTTAACCGGTGCTAATTTTACAAGTACAGCAAACTCAAAGACAGTTACAATAACTTGCACAGGCAATCACGGTTTATTACAAAATGATATTGTAATGTTTGATACAGTTTCAGGTCTAAGTGGTTCTACATTTACTAACGCTACATTTGAAGATGAAAAATTTATGGTTACCTCTGTAGTCAATGGTACAACTTTTACAATTACAATGGCGGCTCAGGAAACAGGGACACCAGTTACAAATGCAGGGTCTACTTCTATCCTATGTTATTATACAGTAGGTCCAGCTCAACAATTAGGTGGTTTCGGTTGGGGTACAGGTTTATTTGGTGGTACATCTTTAGGTGCTGCAACTACAACACTAGCAACCGCTTTAACTAACACAACAGGTGTAGTTGTTGTGTTAACAGATTCATCAGCATTTCCCTCTTCAGGTACAATACAAATTGATAATGAATTTATTTCTTACACAAATAATAACACTACTACTAATACTTTAAGTGGTGGAGCAAGAGGGGTTAATGGCACGACAGCAGCCACACATTCTGCAGGAGTTGCGATTACAAACATAACTTCATATGCAGGTTGGGGTAGTGCCTCTTCTACTGACTTCACTATTGATCCTGGTTTATGGGTTCTTGATAACTATGGTACAAAACTTATTGCACTTATCTATAATGATAAATGTTTTGAATGGGATGCAGCTGCCAGTAATGCGACATCAACTAGAGCAACAATATTACCTAATGCACCAACAGCATCACGTCATGTATTGGTTTCAACTCCAGATAGACACTTAGTATTTTTTGGTACTGAAACAGTGGTTGGAAATTCTACAACACAAGACGATATGTTTATAAGATTCTCGGACCAGGAAAATATTGATCAAACAGATTCATACACAGTAAGAGCTGAAAATACTGCAGGTACACAAAGACTTGCTGATGGTTCTAAAATTATGGGAGCTATTAAAGGTAGGGATGCAATTTATGTGTGGACCGATACTGCATTGTTCTTGATGAAATTTGTAGGACAACCTTTTACTTTCTCCTTTGAACAGGTGGGAACTAACTGTGGATTGTTTGGTAAGAATGCATGTATGGAAGTAGATGGTTCTGCTTACTGGATGTCAGAGAATGGCTTCTTTACTTATGATGGTCAGCTACAATCTATGCCGTGTCTAGTAGAAGATTATGTTTATGATAGTATTAATGATACCTCGAGAGATTTAATTAACTGTGGACTAAACAATTTGTTTGGAGAGATAAATTGGTTCTATCCTAGTGAAAGTTCTGATGAAGTAGATAGAGTAGTAACTTATAATTATTTAGATTCATCAGCTAAGCAACCTATATGGACAACAGGTAGTCTAGCTAGAACTGCTTGGCAAGATTCTGCTGTATTTAACAGACCCCATGCTACTTATTATGGGTCAAACGATAATGCTTCTTTTGATGTTACTGGTAATACGCAAGGTAGTACGATATACTATAACCAGGAAACAGGGACCGATGAAGTAAACGCAGGTAATATTGCTGTGGCAATACCAGCATTTATAGAATCAGGGGACTTTGACATTACACAAAAAAGAAGTAACACAGGTCAAGCTGTGGGTACACCAGATCTTAGAGGAGACGGAGAATACATTATGAGAATAAGTAGATTTATACCTGATTTTATTACACAGACTGGTGACACTAAAGTTAGTTTTACAACAAGAGCTTATCCTAATAGCACACCAGCTGTTAAAGAATTTACAATTAACTCATCTAAAACTTTTCAGAGTACAAGAATAAGAGCAAGATCTATTGCATTAAAAATTTCTAATACAGCAACCAATCAAGATTGGAAACTCGGTACATTTAGATTAGACATTGCACCAGGAGGAATGAGATAATGGTAGCGTTCTATAATGCAAAAGACCAAGCTATCTATGATGCTGGAGATAAATTTGTTCCTCAAACAGAATATTTACAAAATAATTATGTTCCTACAAAAGGCATAAGTTATGAAGGAGATGGTTCTCCTGTTTCATATGCTAATTCAGGTATCATGAGCGGTTATATGACTCCACCTCCAATTATTTATCCGCCTATTAATCAAGGTGGTGGTAATGGACCTCCTGGACCTGGACCTACGGATTATGGTTATACAGGACCCGGCTCTACGGGAAGTAAAAAAGGTTTTGATATAGAGGATATTGGAGAAGGTACTATTGATGATGAAGATGATGATGAAGGAAGTTTAGGTATTATAGATGGACTCAGAGCCATGGGGGCTTTTGCTCTCGGGGGACCTTTTAATGCAGGTTTTTCAATTAATAAATCTATAAACAGAAACAAACAAAAAGAGATTGATAAAATAAATGCAGAGATTGAGGCGCAGTATGGACCAAATGATCCTGGTCTTCGTGGTAATGACGGTACACCAGGTTTTGGAATTACTGCTCAAGGAAATTTTATAAATCAATTTGAAGGAGGGGATCCAGGTTTAGGTGATCCTTCAACAGGAAGAGGAAGAGAAGAAGATGATAAAATGGCTAAAGGCGGTAGAGCCGGATACTTTTTTGGTGGTAGAGTAAACTATAAAGTTGGTGGTAGAGTTAGTTTTAAAAACGGAGGCTTAGCAAGTATTTTATAATGGCAAAAATTGTACAATCATTAACTAGAGCAGCAAAAGAATATGAGCAAACTAATATGCAATCATTGGTAAGAGATCTTGATGGTATTATTACAAAATTAAATTCTTCTTTTCAGGAAGAAGTAAAACAGGAGATAGAAGCTAAGAGTTTCTTTTTAGAATAATGGCAGTAGTAAACCAATATAAATTTAAAGGTATAGATAATGATACAACGGGTAATGCTTTGTCGCCATTTGGAGCAGGTAATCCTTTAGTCAATGAAACTATAATTATTAAATCATTGCTTGTTACATCAGCAAGTACACCAACGGTGACTGTTACAAACAATAGTATTACAGCCATTAAATCAGTGGCACTTACAGCAAATGTTACAACAGAATTATTAACACAACCTTTAATAGTAGAAGGTGGCAGTGCTTTTACAATACAATCAAGTAACACAGGCTCGTTTGACATAGCCATCAGTTATTTAAACATCAAAAAGGAGAAGATAGACTAATGAAAGTATATGACGCTAAAGTAGAAGAGACTTACAGGCACCTTAAAACCGGT